CAGCCCGCGCGGCCATGCCATCGCGAAACCGCGCCTCTGGCGTGTCGGGATTGTCTTGCCGCAAGCGCGCATTAAGCGGCACGGCCCGGCCAATCTCTTCACCAAATCGCTCAATCAATTCGGCGCGCGTCATCTGCACTTTGCGCGAAACCCAGCGCACTTCGCGCCAGGTCTTGGCCGGCGACATAAGGTAATCGCGCCACGCCACATAATCGTGCGCCACTTCCTCAAACACCAGCATATCGCCGGGTTCTTTTGGCGTCTCGGCCTCATACTCGGAAGCGTCGTCAGTAATGCCCACGCCTTCGGAAGGCGTCGGCGGCTGCATCTTCTCAAAATGCGGCACATAGCGCAGCCAGGCCGTGCCACGGCCCACGATTAGCCGGTCATCGCGCGCTTGCTTGATAACCTCGTCGAATTGGTCGCTGTCAGTCGCAAAAGTGACGGCGCGCTCAAGCACTTCCGCCGCCGTGCGTCCAATCGGGTCAGCATCCTTGAAGCGCCGTTCAACCACCGGCTTCGCGCGGCGCGCGTAAAGCGCCGGCTGCAAGGTCGAGACATTGGACCAAAAGATGTTAATGCGGCGCTCGCCGTCATCCGATGAAGACGCGTTCTTCCGCTCGTCGCGATACCGGTCCAAGCATCGCTGCGCGGTTTGATACCAGTTATTGCACCACTGATCGGCCTGCTCGATCTCGACAATCCACCGGCGGTATTTGCCGGCAGGCGTGTCATAATCAAGATCGTCGGGTTCCTGCGACATTACGCGAAAACCCTCCTCGGGGCAGTTGGCACAATCAAACTAGCCTTGAAGGCATCAGGCATTTTGCCAGCCCATGCCGCGTTGACGTGGAACCCTTGCAGCGCTGCGGGCGGCTTGGTCATGACGCCTTGGGGTGTGTATTCTGCCGGGTCATACAACGTGCCGATAACGTCCAGCGCCACGGTCTCAGGCGGTGCGATCTGGCCGCCTTCACGCGCAAATCCCGCCGCGTCATAGGCCGCGTCAAAAGCCGCGCGATTGGGGAAGCGGTGGAATGTGTAGGTCCAGGTCATGCGGTTAGCGCCTGCAACGTGGCATTGGGCAATCTCGTCGGATAATACGCAATACGTCTGATCCAGCCGTTGCAAAACTGACTTGCACCAAGAAATGTGCCAATTCTCATTGTGGTCAAACCAGTTGGAAGAGAACCGGAAGTGTCAACGATAGGCGCGGCACCATTCAAAGAGGCGGCGAAATCATTAACTCGATAAGCTAACGCTTTTTTATTCAATCGCCCATTGACGCCAGCCCCAGCCTCTACAGTTAGATTAGCTTGACTTGCGCCGCCTTGTCTAATTTCAGCTATTTGATTCGCGGCACTTGTATAAAGACCAATAAACTCATTGAAGGTTCCATTGGAAAAATTAACTTCGAATTGATTAAATCCAACAAATGGTCGCTGATATTCAGCAAGAATTGTTCCTTCATTTACATTGAACCAGGGCGACAGCGTTGTTATTGATGCCACATCTGCCGCCCGCGCCACCGATGCCGCGCCGGTAATGATCGGGCTTGAAACAATTGCCGACACTTCGCATTGTGCCACGTCAACCGCGATCACGTCGCCGCTTGTCACCAAACGGAAGCCAATCACCGGATTAGCAATTGTCGCAACCGGAATTTCAAACCGCTGCCACGCGGCGGCCAGCGTGATGGCCGTCCAAGTCGCGCCGTTGTCTTGCGTGATCTGAACCGTGCCAGTGCCGGTAATGCGCCGCGCGAAGAAGCTGCTGACATGCGTGGCGCTTGCGGATGTGATGGTTTGCAGCGCGGTCCCGTTGCCAGCCGTGGCAGTCAGGCGTGAAGCCGTATTGGCAGCGCCATCAATGCCGGTGACATTTAAGGCGGCGGTGATGTTTGTCTTGACCCATGCAGTTTGCGTGAAATCGCGCGAATGCAAGGCGATGTTGGTGCTGGCACCCTCAATAAGCAAACCGCGCGCTTGCAACGTGGCGGGGTCATAATCGAAACGCGGCGCATCAGTTGCCGCCTGCGCCAGATTGCCCGCACTGTTGAAGAACCACCCCGCAGATGCCCGCGTGAAGGTGATGCGGGGATCAAGCGCGCCAGCCCGGAAATCAAACGCGATACCGCTAGCGTTGCCGCCCGCCCGTAGCCGCGTGTTAATGCGCTGGCCCAAGTTACCGGCCCTGGCCCGCCGTGATAAATAGCGCGGTGCTTTGCCCAGTCGCGCAGATGGCCGCGATCTGCGCCACGCCTGGCGCCTTGCTGACCACCTTGGACTGCCCCGCGCCAATCGGATAGCCCGCCGTGGTGGCGGTCGCGCCAAAGGCAATGAAGCACGTCAGCGTGCCCAGGTTCTGCACCTCGATCACGGAAGCCTGCGTTCCCGCCGCGCCAAAACTGGCGTTGCTGCTGGCATCCGTCACGGCAAGCGTGAGCGTCTCGCCGGGTGAAAACGGCGCACTGATTGACATGGCTTGAACTCCATCACCACCGCGAAGCGCGCGGTGCGGTTTTCCACAAGTCGTTAAAGGTGGCAGTATTTGACGCGCCAACCGATACAATCGCGCCCGGCTGATGCACGGGCTTTTGCCGCACCCATGGGCGGCTCATGCAAGCGTAACGCGCCTCGTCGGGCGCGTGATCCTCGCCGTCGCTGTCCACATCTTCCGGGCGGTCCGGGTCATGCTGCAACGCTGGCAGCGTGCGGATTAGGTCGCGGCATGTGCTGAAAATCAGCAAACCCGACCCGATCTCATCACCGCGCAGCCTGGCCCGCACTTGATCCCACCCGCCAAGCGCGCCTTGACGTGACACGCGGGCATTATCCGCCGGGCGGAAGAAAACCTTGGCCGACCGCGCCATGCGCTCGGCAATGGATGGGCCGCCGTCACTGCTGAAGATGGCCGGGTCCGCCACACCGTGAAGGCCATTCTCAGGTTTAGGGTCGCCCGCCTCACGTTGCGCGATACCAAGCGCCACTTCCTCGGCAGTCATCCGCAAGCCTTCATTCGGCTTGCCGGTGCTGCCATACCATTCCCGGTAGCGCACCAGCGCACCGCGCGGGATGTCCGCCAGTTCGCCGTCAGACACCGCCCACCAGCCCACCGAGAAGGGCCGGGCGCTGCCCCAGTCCAAAGACCGGAACCGAAACCAATGCTCAGGCAATTCGCGCGGCGCGATGACGTGCCGGCCCATGTCAAACTCGGGAAAGAACGCCCCCGCGATGACAGACCAATCGCCTTCTAGCCAAGCCCTAACCAATTCAGGGGCACCGCTCGCCCGCAGCCGCGCCACATAATCCGCGCCCAAGTGCCGGTTATCGCCAACGCGGGACGGTATATAGACCCGCTCCAGGCCGCTCACATCGTCCTTCATGACGCGCCAGCCCATCGGCTCCGGGTCAATGTAGCGCGCCCGCACCCATTGATGCCCAGGGCCGCCCGGATTGCCCGTCAACCTGATCCGGCACGGCACGCCAGAACCGGACCGCAACGTGGCAAACAGTTTCAAGATCGGCGCCGGGCTGGGGAAATTGCCAGCCTCCTCGACATAAACCCGCGTGTAACTGTGGCCCTGGTAGCTCTCGGCGTCCGCGTCGCGCTCAAGGTAGGCGAAGGTCAGTCTGGCCCCGCCTGGCATCACGCACCGCATGGGGACGCTGGTGAATTGCGCGCCTAATGGTGTGAACAACGCCCGCGCCCGCTCAAAAGTTTCCTGCAATTCCGTCCGCGTGCGGCGGACCATCAGGCCTATCGCATGTTTGCCGTAGCGGTCAGCATGAACGGCCCATTCGCCCAACATGCCGTCAGTCTTGCCGCCGCCTCGGGCCCCACCAAAAAAAACCTCAAAGACCGGGCAGGTCAAAAGCGCCGTTTGCGGGCCTGCCTGGGGCTTCCAGACTACGCTTGGGGCTGATGCTGTCTCGCCCACGCTTCGGCGTCCTCTGCCTCTGCCGGCGCCATGATGACATAGCCTAGGCGCTGCCCCTGGCTGGTTACATCAATATCGTGCTTTTCGCGCCAACCGCCGCGCGCTTTCATCCAGAAGATCGCAGCGCCGATATTCCCGTTTATCGCGGCTTTGTATAGGCTCTGCGCCACCTTGGACGTTGCCTCGATGCTGCCCGTGTCCAATTCGCGCCGAAAGTGCTTCCGCAGCGTCTTGGGATCAATCTCAAGATACTTGGCGATCTCATCTTGCTGGACGCCATAGGCCGCAAAGGCTTTAACCATGCCGCGCTGTTCGTCGGTCGGGGTGAATAACTCACGGGGCATGGCTGTTACTCTGGAGCGTGCGGGTTGGAGTTACACCACCCAGCGGCGAGGGGTGCCCGCCGGCCTGTTCTTGCGCACGCTTAGGATATGGCTTGGCAAGCGGCGCGATCTGAGCGCGCATCGCTTCATCAAGCGGCATTAGGTAGCGGTGTTTAGGCGGCGTTTTTACAATTTGAGCGCCTGCCGGAATTGGTTTTGGCGCATTGTGGCCATGACCATTGAAGCGGCGAGGGTCGGCTGTTCTTCCATCTGGCAAGCGGATCATCTGCGCGGGCGCCGTTAAGCCCTAATAAACCCAATTCCCGGCTTGATC